CAAGTACTCGGCAGGAACTCGGCAGAGGTCGGCAACTTCTTGAAAATGAGGATATAAAAAAGAAACGTCGGCCTTCACAGGCGGACGCTCTACTAACCACATAATTAATAACACTAATTACTCAGCCAGGAACGCACCCCATAGCCGCCTGCGGCCTTTTTCGTGACCTCACGCAAATGATAGGCAACACCAAAACACACCCAGCGCGTATTGGTGAGTGAAAATTTTGTCCTATATTTGTCCGAAAACCCACAAAACCCAATGATAACCTACAAGCCCATCATCATCCAGGGCGGCAGGAGGAAGGACGGCACGTACCCGGTGAAGGTTCGCGTCACCTTCAGGGGCGTCTCCCGCCGCCTCCCCACCACACTGGTCTGCACCGACCAGGACATCACCAGATCAGGCAAGATCAAGAACGCCACGATCCTCCAGAAGGCCGGGGAGCTCATCACCCGCATGCGGGCAACGTGTGACAATTTGTCACCCTTCACCCTGGAGGGCTGGACCGTGGACGACGTGGTCGCCCACATCCGCACCACCCTCACCGCCCAGACGTTTAAGCTGGACTTCATCGCCTTCGGCCGTGACTTCATCCTGAGCAAGGACGAGGGCACCCGCTCCAGCTACACCACAGCCCTCAACGCCTTCTCCCGTTTCCTGGGCTCCGACTCCATCGACATCAACGAGATCACCCGCGCCCAGCTCGTCTCCTTCCAGGAGTGGGCGGACCAGCAGGGCCGCGTCTTCTACAACTACCGCAAGGGCGAGTACCAGAGCACCGGCAAGCCGACCGCCAAGGGCGGCAACGCCGGACGCTGGACGCAGCGCCTCGCTCACATCTTCCAGGCAGCAAAGGAGCGCTACAACGACGAGGACGCCGGGCGCATCCTCATCCCCCGCAGCCCCTTCGCCTCCATCCCCAAGCCGAAGGTGGTGAACAACGGCGAGAACCCGCTGCCGGTTGAGGTGATGCAGCGCGTCATCGACGCCCGCCCGGAGAAGGAGCAGGAGCGCATCGCCCTGGCCGCCTTTGTCCTCAGCTTCGCCACCATGGGCGCCAACCTCGCGGACCTCTACGAAGCCGATCCCCCAAAGGGCCAGATATGGCGCTATTTTCGAAGGAAAACCACCAAGCGAAGAAGGGACCGGGCTGAGGTCTACTGCCGCATAGAGCCCGTCCTGGAGCCCTTTGTGAAGGTCCTGCAAAGGGCCAACGAAAAGGCCGGAAACGCATGGCTCCCGGCCCTCCACATCTGGGGCTCCTCACGCATCGCCAACACCCAGGTCAACAAGTACCTCCACGAGTGGCAGGACCGGGAAGGGCTGGAGCGGTTCAACTTCTACGCCGCCCGGCATACCTTCGCCACCCTCGCCCGGAGGCTGGGCGTGGAGAAGGCCACGGTGGACGAGGCGCTCGCGCACGTGGGAGACTACCGCGTCACCGACATCTACGCCGAGCGCAACTGGGAGCTCAGCTGGGAGGCCAACCGCAAGGTCCTCGCCCTATTCAAGTGGCCGGGTGAAGGTGTAGACGACCCAGAACGGGTCCCCGCTGCGCAGGACGAGCCGGTCAGCGGAGACTGAACGCACCAGGTAACCACGGCGGGTTGAGGCCTGCACTATTATCAGGGAGTCCACCTGCCTGGACGTCTTCCGCGTCCACGTGACGAAGCGGTCATTGAACACCCCATCTCCGCCCTCATTGAACTGGAGGAAGCGTGCCCGGTGGCTGCTGGCATACGCGGACACCTCCGCATACGTGGACTCCCCGGCTGTGTAGTACGGCACCTCCTGCTCCAGGGTCCAGCGGCCAAGGAGAGGGTCAGTGCTCCCACCCTTCTGGCAGGAGCAGCACACCGCCACAAGGGCGGCAAGTATCAAGGTCTTCTTCATGGTTGCAAAGATACGGAAATTATGACGGAGGCAAGCGGTCCGGCTCAAACCCGAAAATGAGATCCACCAAGCGCAGCATGAACTCGACGTCCCCCTCCAGCCTCTTTGCCTCCAGGAAATCATCCGGGGTGAGCGCTTCGTTTACACTTTCCTCGTTTTTGTTATTTCTATATGGATGTTTTTCGAGATCTGACATAATCGGTTATTAGTTTTGTGGTTAGAAGTGCCGGGCCCGCTGCGAAGCGCCGCCCGGTTTTTATTTGCCATCAGCTCGGAAGTTTTTGGGGGCGTGCAGTCCAAGGCCTACCACGCCGGTGCCCTGGTACTGGGCCAGCAGCTGAGCCTGGATGCGTATCGTCTCGCTCATGTTCTCCATCGTCTGCCTGAAGGCCTCCGGCACCCAGAAGCCGTCGGTCGGCGCTGCTGTGGTGCTGCTCTCCTCCAAGCCGTGCTCCAGGGCAAACGCCCGGATCTTCCTGACGAGGGAGTCCGTCAGGTTCTTCTGGTCGCCGTTCATCGCAGAGCTCAGGCCGGACCGGCTCACGCCGACAATCTCCGCGAACTCTTTCTGGTTCGTGCATAACTTCGCCGCCATGGCTTTCAGCATGACGTTGCGGATGTACTCCTGCTTTTCGTTCATAGTATTGTGGTTTTAAGGGTTGAGGCTTTCCAACATTTTCCGACACTTGCGGACATTATCAAAATATTTTTGACAAAATGTTTGAAAAGTTCGGAAAAAGTCTTACCTTTGTGGTGTCAATGAACAAATATATAAATAAAAATTGAATTTTATGACACCCCAACCCTCACTCAAGCAGGCCATGAAAGACCTCCAGCCCGGAGACAGCCTGGTCCTCACTCCTTCCCAGAAGGAGCAGACGGCCCGGTCCTACGCCTCCGACCTCGGCTTCATGCTCATGCGCCGCTACTCAGTCAGCCGCAACCGGCAGACCCGTTCCATCACCGTAACCAGGTTGCAGTAGTATGGACCGACTTGAGAACCTCGTGAAGTCCGCCGCCGCTATGGGCGCCGCCTCCGTTCTGGAGACCCTGGGCATCAGTGCCGGGGAGATCTCCCAGAGGAAGGCCCGCGCAACCTACGGAAAGTGGTTCAAAGACGCGGAGGCCTCCGGCCGCATCCGTCCGTCAAGAATTGACAACGGCAACAACGGCCCCCGCCACTACCGCGTCGTGGAAATCCAGGAGCTCAAGACCGCCGACCTCGTCAGGGCGGAGTTACAACTGACGGGACGAACCCTTTAACCCCCACCACAATGAAAAAGACCATCGAAACCATCCTCGGCCTCGTCTGCTTCCTGGCAGTCATCCTGGCCGGTGCAGAGAACCCGGACGGCTCCTGCAACTTCCTCTGGACCCTTTCCTGCCTTGCCATCGCCGGCCTCAGCGGCTGGGCCTTCGGTAAGGTATCAGACCACAAAACAATCAAATAAACCCCAACCACTATGGCAGACACCAAGAAAACACCTGCACCCGCGCAGGACATCATCGTCAAGGACTCCGTCTTTGGCAAGCTCGCCGCGGTCAACTGCAACGAGCACATCGAGAATAAGAACAACGGCAAGGTCGAGCTCTCCTACCTCTCCTGGGCATGGGCCTGGCATTACATCAAGAGCCGCTTCCCCAACGCCTTCTACACCATCTACGAGCGCCCGGACGGCGTGCCCTACTGGACCGACGGCCGCACCGCCTGGGTGAAGACCGGCGTCACCATCGAAGGGCAGGAGCACATCGAGTACCTCCCCATCATGGACTACCGCAACCTCTCCATCCCTCTGGACAAGATCACCTCCATGGACATGAACAAGGCCATCCAGCGCAGCCTCACGAAGGCAGCCGCCCGTCACGGCCTCGGCCTCTACATCTACGCCGGTGAGGACATCCCCCTCTCCGAAGCTGAGGCAAAGGAACTGGAGAAGGAGCAAGCCGCCCAGGGCACCCAGCCCGCCGGCACCCAGCGCCGCACCAACCGCACCGTCAACACTCCAGCACCTGCAGCAGCCGCCCCGGCTCCTCAGGAAGACCCCGTCAAGAAGGCAGCAGAGATCCGCGCCAAGTGGGTCCGCGCCATCGCTGAGGGCATCAAGACCAAGAGCGGCATGAACCCCCTCGACGCCTTCATCAAGAACTTCCACCCCACCGAGGAGGACCTTGCAGAACTCGACGCCGAGGTCATGCAGTACCGCCTGGAGCACAACATCCCCGCCAACTCGGTCCAGGCGTAAGATGGCATCCTTCTACTCCCCGGCACATCGTGCAGCGCTCGAAGACATGCGCATCGCAGAGGTCGACACCTCCGTCTTCACCAAAGAGGAGCTAATCTGCATCTATGCCGGGGTATACAAGAAGCCGCGCTTCGACTTCCTGAAGGAACAGCACCAGGGCGCGGCCTTCGAGAAAGCCTACAAACAAAACACAAACAAATAAACCCTTTCAATTATGCATTACAATGACATCCAGAGCGCCATGGCTGCGCTCTACCACGCAAACGAAAACTTCAACGCCATCATGGAAGAGAACGGCGGAGAACTCACCCCTGAAGCTGAGGATCTTGAAAGCGTCAAGAACGCCCTCGCGGACCTCCTCACCGGGGAAGGCATCGACAGCCTCGGCCGCTGGCTCAAGTCCAAGGAGGACGAGAAGGCCATGTACAAGGCGGAGAAGGCCGTAGCCGACCGCCGCATCAAGTCCGTCGACAAGACCATCGACTTCATCAAGCAGGAGATCGGCCGCGTGCTGCGCCTCACCGGGCAGGAGAAGGTGAAGGGCTCCTTCTACTCCTTCAGCCAGTTCACCAGCCAGAAGACCAGCTTCGACGCCGAGGCCCTGGACGACAAGTTCCTCGACATGGTGACGGAGGCCGCCCGCAACGCCGGGCTCCCTGCATCGGTGGACGTGGCGCTCAAGACAACAGCCGGTCGCCTGGCTGCAGACGAGAACCTCGCCGAGCTGGTAAGCGTCGACACCGCCGAGACCTGCAAGTTCACCAAACCCAAGAAGGCGGAGGAGTAGTTCGTTTACGCTTTTCCCGGTTTTGATATTTCATAGCGGAAGGCTGTGGCAGCAGCCGTGATAGACACATAAAGTCCCCGCTATAAGTATGCGAAGCGCTGCCACGCTCGCAGAACATGGCGGGGCACTTTTTACAAGTTATGAAAGCAGAGAACTTATCAGTCAGCAGCACCGACGGCATCCAGCTCCACGGCTGGATGGTGACCGAACTCCACCTCACCGATGGCGAGCTCTTCGCCTTCGCCCTTGTGCACCAACTTTCCCAAAGCCGTGCCGGCGTCTATTTTGGCAACACCTACTACCTGGCTTCCTGGTTGGGATGCTCGGAAAGGACTGCCCGGAGATACCTCGCATCACTGGAGAAGAAGGGACTGATCGCAGCTGACCGGGGAAGGACAAACGGCAAAGACTACTGCCACTACCGCGTCGCAGAAGGGGTGACAAATTTTCACCCCAAGGGGGGACAAAATGACACCCCCAGGGGTGACAAAAACGACAAAGGAGGGGTGACAAAATTGCACCCAGATAATACACGTATAGATAATACATCCGTATTTATACCCCCTACGCCCCCTGAGGTGGCAGACTACGTCCGCAAGTTCGGCATGGCAGACCCCGACGGCTTCGCCATCTACTACGTCGAGCAAATGACGAACAACGGCTGGACCTACGGGAAGAAGGGCACCCCCGTCAAGAACTGGAAGAATAACGTCCAGCAGTGGCTCAAGTACCACAAGAACGAGGACTTCTCCTTCCTCAAACCCTCCGGCACCCCCACCCAAAAGCCCGCCCCCTCAGCACTGAACCCTGACACGTACCAAAAAATCTTCGAATAATGGCAAAACAAGCTGAAATACTCGACATCCCCTTCCCGGAGACCGCTGACCTGGAGCGCCAGATCATCGCCGACGTCATCGTCTCCCCGGAAATGATGGGAGACGTCCTGCCCCTCATCCACGAGGACTTCTTCACCAAGACGACCCGCCGCGACATCTGGAACACCATCGTCTCGCAGTTCAACAAGGGCCAGTCCTTCGACATGGTGACAATCGCCAACGAGACCGGCCACGCCTTCGTGGAGGAGATCATCCCCTGCATCAACGGAGCAGGCGGCACCATCGGCGTCCTCTCCCACGCTGCCCAGCTTCGCACCGGCGCAGCCCGCCGCCGTGCTTACTTCGCCGCCACCACCTTCCTCACCGGCGCCGTGGCACCGCACTCCACCGAGGCCGACATCCTCGCCAGCATCGAGGCCTTCTCAGCCACGGTTGAGGGCCCCGCACCCCTCCAGACCGAGACCCGCCTGGGCGACGCCCTGAAGGAAACCCGCAAGGACCTCGAAGAGACCAAGCGCCGGGAGCAGAAGGGCGAGACCCTCCGCATCTCCTCCGGCTTCCACTATCTGGACGAGGCCCTGGGAGGCGGCTGGAAGCCCGGCCAGCTCGTCATCCTTGCCGCCCGTCCTTCGGTCGGTAAGACCTCCGTGATGCTCCACATCGCAAAGCAGGCGGCCAGAACGGGCAACCCTGCCTACATCGTCTCCATGGAAATGACCGTCCCGGAGCTGGCGGAGAAGTTCGTCCTCTCCACCGGGAAGGTGCGCCCCTGGGAGATCACCCACGGCCCTCAGGACTTCACCCTCTTCGACGAGGCCGCCGGTGAGCTCTCCCCGCTGCCGGTCCTCATCAACGACTACTCCCGCACTCTGGACGAGGTGGTGGCCCGCCTCACTCAGGCCGTCAAGCAGGGCCGCTGCAAGATCGCCTTCATCGACTACCTCGGCCTCTTCCAGGACTGCTTCGCCTTTGCTGGCAACGTCAAGCTCTACCAGGTCATCAGCAGGATCACCGGCACCCTGAAGGCCGTCGCCAAGCGCCTCGGCATCCCCATCGTGCTGCTCTGCCAGCTCAACCGCGAGCAGGCACGCGAGAAGAGGGCCCCGGAACTCTACGACCTCCGGGACTCCGGATCCATCGAGCAGGACGCCGACATCGTCATCATGCTCGAACCCAAGCCGGAGGAAGGCCGCCTCATCGCCTGGCTCCGCAAGAACCGCGGAGGCCGCAAGGTGACGAAGGACGGCGCCGGCCTCGGCTACATCCTCGTCCCCAACGACACCTACTCCGCCTTCGAGGAAGGCCTGCCGGTGGGCGAGCTCAACACCCCCACGGACTCAGCGGTCCAGACCTCCCTGGACCTCCACCACGAGCCCGCAGAAGAACAACAAGACCTACCCTTCTAAACCCTCATACCATGACGCCCATCAACATCGAACGACGCTGCAAGGAGGAGACCGACTCCATCCGCAACCGGGTCCAGAAGTCCAAGACCATGACCCCCGGCGAGAAGAACGCCATCCTCAACCGGCTGGCCGCCCTCGACCAGTGGAGCAAGAAGGTCGCCAAGCAGCAGCTCACCCCGCACTACCGCCACGCCGCCTATGACGCCCGCACCAACGACGACATCGCCGCCCAGATGCGTGCCAAGAAGGCCGTCTTCGCCGCCCTCATGGCTGGCCGCCGCGTGGACCTCACCATGGCCGCGGAGTTCCAGGTCTCCCAGATGCACACCGCCATCGCCCAGATCCGCCGCGACATCTACCGCAAGCACCCCGACCTCATCCTCTGCGACGAGTGGCTCCGCCCTGACGACGGCCGCCGTCCCTACAAGCAGTACTGGCTGGTCCAGAAGGAGGGCGCAGATGCTTGAGCCCCTCTCCTTCATCGCAGGCCTCCTGGTCGGCTTCGCGCTGGCCTTCGCCTGCCTCTGCATCCTGGTCTGGGCCGTCTCCCACATGCCCGACGACGACGACCACTTCGACCCTTATGACAACGATAACAACTTCTAAACACAAACAACAATGGCAAGTTACAACAACATCATCCTCCTGGGCAACATCGGCAACGTCCAGGTGAAAACCTTCCAGAACGGCGGCAAAGTCGTAGAAGCCGCCCTTGCAACCTCCAAGCGGTGGAAAGACCGCAACGGAGAACTCCGCGAGGAGACCCAGTGGCACAACCTCATCATCGGCGGCAACCTCGCCGACACCGCGGAGAAGTTCGTCCAGAAGGGCGACCCGCTCTTCGTGACCGGGGAAATGACCTACCGCAAGTACCAGGACCGGGACGGCAACAACCGCTCCATCCCTGAGGTCCGCGTGCTCACCCTCCAGCTCCTTCCGAAAGGCCAGAAGGAGGGCACCGCGTCCAACTCCACCACCGGGCGACCCGCCGCCCCTGCCGCTCCTGCCGGTCCGGCAGCTGACCCCGCACTCGTGAGCGCCGGCCTCGTCGACCCTCAGGAAGGCGACGGTGATCTGCCCTTCTAAACCCCGACAGCCATGTACTGCTCCGAGTGCCGCTTCTTTTCCGACCTGGGCCGCTGCCGCAACGGCGCGGCTCGCCGGTCGGACGTGGGCTTCTTCCAGAAGGCCTGCGACAAATTCCTGCCCCCCCCCTCCCAAGGAGGATAAACAAGAAACCACAAAACAACAAGAACCCATGGAAAAAGAGACCAAAACCGCCCCGGCAGAGACCGAGGCACCCAAGACCAAGACGTGCCGCGAGTGCGGCCGTGAGCTCCCGCTGGACCAGTTCAGCAAGAACCGCTGGGGCTACATCAACCTCTGCAAGGACTGCATGACCGCAAAGAAGGCCGGAAAAGCCCCCGCCGCCCAGGAAGGACCGAAACCTCAACCGCAGGAAGAAAAGCCCGCAGCGGCTGCGCCAGCGGCCTCCACCGCCAAGCCCAAGCGCAACTACCTGCACTACGTCAGTGACGAGCAGCTGGTGGCAGAGCTCAAGCGCCGCGGCTACAAGGGCACCATCGAAATGAAGAAACAATTCGACATCGAGGCATGAAGTACGACACCACCAAAGTAGGGGACCGCGTGAGCTGGACCGGCCTGAACCGCACCTACCACGGAACCGTGAGGTCGGAGACGGACCAGGGCCTCATCGTGGACGTCGACGGCGGTGGTGTCATGATCCTCAGCACCACCCGGTCCATCAAGTGGGCCGAAGCTGAGCTCAAGAGAAGAAGAGAACAAACCCACAAACCACAAGACAAATGAAAAATTACATCCACTTCGCAGCCCTGGCCCTCATCATGGCCGCCTGCACCAAAGCACCCCAGGAGCCCCAGATGCGCTCCGTCACCTTTACCTTCGGCAACATCCTCACCGGCTCCATGACGAAAGGATCTGCCGACGTTCTGGAGGCCTCGGCCCCCGCCGGTCCCTTCATCCTCCGGCTGACCTCCACCACCAACCCGAACCGCACCTACCGCGTGAACGCCGGAGAGCCCGCCACCATCGCGCTGGACTCCTACCGCGTCCTCTGCGACTACTACCCGGCCGGCGCCATCGAAGTCTACCGTGGCAAGCTCTACACCGAGCCCTGCTTCACCGTCAACACCACCATCACCGTGACGGAAGAGGGCGTGGTCTCCCTTCCTGCCAGCTACGACTGCTGGGCCCTCATCATCGACAAGACCAAGGCCACCAGCTACGCCGTCAACACCTACGACTCGCCGCTCACCGTCTCCACCTGGACTATGGCCGGAGACTACGGCGTGGTGTACTTCCGCCCCTCTGGCTGGAACGACACCAACAGCACCGCAATAACCGTCACCCCGGTGGACGACGTCAACTACGGCCTCACCACCTACCGCGTCTCTACGGGCTCCGTAGCAGGCACCACGAAGGTGGAGAGCGGCCACTGGTACGTCTTCAACCCTGACGCGTTGGAGACCTCCAGCGGAGAGCTCGGCATCAGCTTCCCCTCCTGGGAAGAAGGCAAGTAACACCAAACCCAAAATTTTATACATCATGAACAAACCCAAGACCGTCCGCCTGCCTCAGGGCAGCGCACCCAAGCCCCTCACACAGCAGGAGCAGATCGCCGCAATCTCCCGCGGCTTCACCCAGCAGTTCAACTCCATCGCCCAGGGCGTCCTCTTCAACCTCGTCCACGGCTACGCCTCCGCCGGCAACGTCCAGAAGGAGGGCCGCATCGTCGAGCAGGCCATCAGCATCACCGAGTCCTTCATGGAGGAGGTCGGCCCGGCCTGCGACGCAGCCTTCGACCTCATCGTGGTCCACAAGGGCATCCCCGAAGACGAGCGCAAGGAGGGCGAGTAGGTGATAGTCATCGGCATAGACCCCGGAGACCACACCGGCCTCGCAGTATGGGACACGGGCCAGCAGGCGTTCGTCCTGCTGGCTACGCTCCCCCTGCACAAGGCCATGCAGGAGGTCGTCAAGTGGACCACCGCCCCGGAGCTCGCACCGCAGCGCAAGGGCAAGAAGGTCCACGTCGTCTGCGAGGATGCACGCCAGCGCACGTGGTTCGCTCCTGAGCGCAACGTCTCCGAGTACCGCGGCAAGCTCATGGGAGCCGGAGCCGCCAAGCGCGACGCCAAGATCTGGGAGGAGTTCCTTTCCGACAAGGACGTCGCCATGCCCTACTCCGACGACCTCGGCCTCACCTTCACCATGCACAAGCCCCAGGCCCACGGCACAAAGTGGGCCGCCGACTACTTCGCCCGCGTCACCGGCTTCAAGGGCCGCACCTCGGAGCACTCCAGGGACGCCGCCCTGCTGGTGTACGGCTGGCGGTAAATTGTTATTTCCAAGTGTGAGTACGAAGTACGAAATAGTGGCGGAGCTCGCCCGCAACCGTGTAGTGGAGGAGATGTGCTGCAACGTCGCGCACGTCTCCACACTCACGGACGACCTCAAGGACCTCGCCCAGATCATCTACGTCGCGCTGCTGGAGTACCCGGACGCCCTGCTCATCGACCTCGCCAAGGACTCCGCCATCCGCTTCTTCATCGCCCGCATGATCATCAACCAGTGGAACACCGACCACTCGCCCTTCCGCGACCTCGTCACACACTTCGGATCCATCACCAACGAACTGCAACCCAATGAGGACACCACCGAAGACTAAGCACCAGGCCCCCGCCTCCGACGAGGAGGTGCGCGAGGCCGTCCGCGACTACAAGACCATCCGCGAGGACTACCGCTTCGACGGCAGCCTCTTCACCACGGAGCCTGACAAGGTCGCCCGCGTCAAGTGGGTCCTCGACCACCGGCTCAGCGACGTCGACCGCACCCTCATCATCCTCTACTGCGACTGCCTCAGCACCCGCAAGCTCGGCAAGCGCCTCGGCATCTCCCACTCACTCGTGGCAAAGGAGATCCGCCGCATCCGGGAGACCATCCTGGAAGAGTACAACAAAATCAAAGACAATGAGCATCTATTTTGACCTCCTGCTGGTGACCGTCATCGTGGTCTACATCGTGGCGCTCTCCGGCTTCACCCAGACGTGGCTGGGGTGGCTCTCCAAGTTCACCGCCCGCTACGGCTACGGCCCCGTCCACCAGCTCCGCCCCTTCTCCTGCCCTCAGTGCATGACGTGGTGGTGCTGCCTCGGCTGGGCAGCGCTCCAGGGCTCCCTCTCCCTGCCCGTCGTGGCATACTGCGCCGCCATTGCGTTTTTTTCAATTACAGTTGAAAATGTTTTGATATTTCTACGTGAGGGCCTCCTTTGGGTCCTCTGCAAACTGAACGCCCTATGGAAGTAGAACGCCTCACCCCATACCTCCGCCGCCGCGTCATGCGTCTCCCAGTTTCGGAGCGCGTGGTGCTGCATCGGGAGATCCTCCAGAGCCTGGTGTCGCCGGAGCTTGTGCAGACTGACGAGCGGCTTAATCATCTGGCGGAGGTGATGCAGTCGGTGGCAGGTCTGGACGTGCGTGAGCGCCGACGCAAGTCCGCCATCGTCCGTGCCCGCGTGGTGTTCGTCTTCGTGTCCCGCGCCGAGGGATTCAGCCAGTGCGCCATCGGCCGCTTCCTGGGACTCAACCACTCGGATGTGTGCTACATGGAGAAGAGGATGCGGGACGCGCTGAGCATGCCGGTGGCCTTCCAGGACTACATCGCCTTGTACAACCAATTCACAACAGCAATACTATGAGAAAAGAACCCAAACTGAACGCCATCCAGCTGCGCAAGCTGGAGTCCTACGAGCGCTTCTTCGACACGGCCATCCGCTCCGGCTACTCCTCCTACCCAGGTCAGGAGGCCATCGACCGGCTGCTGGAGGTGTGGAAGGAGCTGACGGGGAAGGACTACGCCTTCCGCCCCGGCTGCTCGACTTGCATTTTCAACCTGGTGCGCGACATGGGCACCCTCTACCGTGCCCAGCGCCCCATCGGCTGGAAGGAGAAGAAGGAGGCCGAGAAAGCCGCCAAGGAGGCCGCAAAGGCCGCGGCACAAGGAAAGGCCCAGACGGAGAACGAAAGCCCCGCAGAGGGCGCGGAACCGGGCAAGGAGGAGGAGTAGGCCATGGAACTTAAGAAGGAACGCACGACCATGAAGGTCGCGGCCATCGACCTCAACGAGGGGCAGTGGCCGTGGCTCCCGAAGAACCCGCGCCAGTGGACCCAGACCGACATCGATAAGACCGCCGCCTCCATCGAGGAGGACCCGGACTTCCTGGAGGACCGCCCGCTGCTCGTCATCGCCTCGCCGGAGAAGGGCCGCTACATCGCCTTCGGTGGTAACCTCCGCCTCACGGCCTGCCGCCATCTCAAGATGGCGGACGTGCCGGTGATGGTGTACCAGCTGGAGGAGTTCGGAGACCCCGCGGTCCGCGACGTCATCCGCGAGACCATCAAGCGCCGCGCCATGAAAGACAACGGCTCCTTCGGCTCCTGGGACTTCGACGAGCTCGCCAACAACTGGGACGACCTGCCGCTGGACTCCTGGGGCGTTCCTTCCTGGCCCGCACCCGAAAACCCTATTCAAGCGGAGGGTGCTGCGTCTGGCACCGAAGGCTCGCAAGAGACAAAAAAAGTCGAGGAGGACAACTTCGACGAAGCAAAGGACTCCGTGCAGGCTCAATGCCAGCCCGGAGATATATGGCAGCTCGGAGAACACCGTCTTCTCTGCGGCGATAGTACAAAAATTGACAACTATCAAAAACTCCTCGAAGGAAAAGAGGCGCGGCTTTGTGTCACCTCGCCGCCATACGGAGTCGGCAAGTCCTACGAAGAATACGGCCTCGGACCCTGGAAGGAGACCATATTCCCCGTTATCGAGAACATAACGAAACACGCACGAATTGTGGTTTGGAACATCGGGGACCTATTTGCGACCGGCAACCAGTTCATCGAGCCGACATCTATGTATTCCACGCAAAAAATGAAGGAATGTGGTTTCAATATGATGTACGCACGAATATGGAAGAAGCAAGGCGGCAACTTTGCCGGAACCAATCCGTACTACACTGTATCGATGAAGCCGGTCCAGGAGTACGAGTGGATTCTGGGATATGCAAAAAGAGACTACGAGAGAGACTACGCGCAAATCATACGATGGTTTAATAAGCAAGCACTGGCTGCAGACTTGAACAATGCCAAATTGAGAGAGATAACCGGGGCGGGCTTTATGTACGGCCACTGGTTTACTTCACACCAGTTTTCAATGATGGACGAGAAAAACTACATCGCCATCCAAAAATACTGCCGCGAAAACGGAATTGCCGCTTTTGAGCGCGAATATGAGGATATTCGCCGCGAATATGACAATCTCAATATCTACGGGAAAATCCTCTCGAAAGAGGACGAGTCCGACTGGGGGCAGTGGGCTGTATGGAATATATCGACGGTCAGCCACCGCACGGGAGACCACCCGGCAGAATTCCCAGTGGAGCTCCCGGCCAGGTGCATCAAGATGCACTCCCGCCCAGGGGATGCTATACTTGACCCCTTCTGCGGCGCAGGCACAACTCTCATCGCGGCAGAGCAGCTCGGGCGTATCTGTTACGGCATCGAGCTCGACCCACACTACTGCGACATTATCATCGCACGCTGGGAGAAGCTGACCGGGAATAAGGCCGCGAAACTTACCACGTAACGGGCAAAAACAAGGCATCATGAAGTTCACGAAGGAAATGCAGGACCGCATCATCAAGTGGGTGGAGCTCAACGGGCTCTACCCGCAGCCGTGCGGGGCAACCCTCCAGAGCCTCTGCGAGGCGTGCGGCATAGGCTGGGACGCCTTCAAAAGGTGGGAGAAAAAGCCGGACTTTGCGGAGCGCCTTACCCGCGCCCGCGCGAAGTTCGCCGCCACGGTGGAGGTCTCCATCGTGAACTCACTGGTGCGCAACGCTCAGGGCTGCGACATCAAGAAGGTGCGCGAGAAGGCCAAGGCCGAGAAAATCGAGATCACCCGGCCCGACGGTTCCAAGGAACTGCGCATCGGTGAGCTCAAGACGGTGGAGGCCTACCGCGAGACGTACAGCGCACCCGGAGACACCAAGGCCGCCCAGTTCCTCCTCACCAACCTCGCCCCGGAGCGCTGGAAGCTGAAGCAGGAAACCACCCTCCAGGCTCAGGGCGTGAACATCGAAATGAGCCTGCCGCAGGAGGCCATCGACGGACTCTCTCACGCCATCGAGACCGGCGCCAAGCCAAGGACACCAAAGGACGAAGAGTAGACCATGCAGACCACCCGCACCTTCGCAAAGATAGCCGCAGCCCTCCGCGAGTCCCCCCGCTACATCGACAACCGCGGAGGGGCTCGTTCTGGTAAGACCTACGCCGAGCTCCAGCTGGCCGCCATCCTCGCAGCGAAGGACAAGACGCCCACCATCACGTCCGTGGTCTCCGAGAACCTGCCGCACCTGAAGCGTGGCGCCATCCGTGACTTCCGCAACGCCATGGCCGACATGGGCCTCTGGAACGAGAACCGCTGGAGCAGGCAGGAGAACATATACACCTTCGCCACCGGCTCCATCATCGAGTTCTTCGGGGCTGACGTCCCCGGCAAGCTCCAGGGCCCGGCCCGTGACCGCCTCATCATCAACGAGGCCAACCGCGTGGACTGGGAGGCAGCCCGCCAGCTCATGGTCCGCACCTCTGGCCTCGTCATCTACGACTACAACCCCAGCGCCCCGTTCTGGGGGACTGACGAGATACCGAAGCGCGACCGCTACAAGCTCATCCACTCCACCTACAAGGACAACGAACTCCTGCCGGCTGAGGTCCGCCGCGAGATTGAGGCCAACAAGGGCACCGGCAACTGGTGGCGCGTTTACGGCCTCGGCCTCATCGGTCAGGTGGAGGGGCAGGTCTTCGACTTCAAGGTGGTGGACGACATGCCCGACCCCGCTGGCTTCATCGAGACGTGGGGGCTGGACTTCGGCTTCACCAACGACCCCACCACCGTCATCCGCTGCCTGGTCCACACCGGCCGCCGCGAGATATACGCGGACCAGCTCTGCTGGCAGGCAGGCATGACAAACCCCGATATCGCTGCCGCCCTGAAGGACTACGGCATCAAGGGTGTCGGCAGCGGCCCCACCGTCTGGGCTGACTGCGCCGAGCCGAAATCCATCGAAGAGGTGAAGCGCTTCGGGGTGAACATAAAGGCCTGCGACAAGCGCACCGCAGTGCGCGAGCAACTTCAGTCCCTCCAGCCGTGGACCATCTACGTGACCCGACGCTCCGTGGACCTCATCAACGAGGGGCGCAAGTACCTCTTCAAGCAGCGGCCCGACGGCACCTGGACCAACGAGCCCATCGACTTCTTCAACCACGGCATCGACGCCCTGCGCTATGCCTGCTATACTGGCGTCATCCTCGCCGGTGCCCGTGGCTCATACACCGTATCATTTAACAGCTAAGCCATGATAGACAACTACAACACCCTCACCCTGGGCCTCTACCTCGACATCGACGCCGTCCTCCAGAGCGACGCCGAGGACATCGACAAGCAGGTCCGCATCATCGCACTCCTGGACGGCACCACACCCGAAGCCGTCCTCGCACTGCCCCTGAAGGAGTACTCCGCCAAGGCTGCCGCAACCGACTTCCTCCGCCACGAGTGCCCGCCCGTCAGTGCCCCCTCCCGCGTCATTTCCGGGGACTTTGTCCTCATACCGACCAAGGACTTCACCACCATCACCACGGCCCAGTACGTGGACTTCCAGACCTTCTCCAAGGGCGGCACCGCCAAGCTCCCGGAGCTCATCGCCGTGCTCCTCGTCCCGGAGGGCCACAACTACAACGACGGCTACGACGTCGCCCAGGTCGTCCGCGTCGTTCGCGACCTGCCCCTGCCAGTGGCCCTCGGCCTCTCCGCTTTTTTTTTCGGGCAGTTAGTACAATCAATTCAGGCTTCCCTCACCTCTTTGGAGTCAGCAGCGAAGAGCCTGCCGAAGCGGAGGAGGGCGGAGCTGGAGAGGAAGGCGGAGGACCTGCAGGGTCTTCTCCGTGGGGTTGGATTGCATGTGTAGACCGCGCCTCCGAGACCATGCGCTGCTCCTGGGACGCCGTCTGGGACAAGCCCGCCGTGGAGTTCCTCAACGTGCTGGCATACCGCAAGGACAAGGACGCCGCCGAGAAGGAGGCACTGGAGAAGTGGAAGCGCACACACTAAAATACACTTCCCCGGCTTTTGTTATTTCCTTGTGATGGCAGACGCACTCTTCACACCCACGGAGCTCACGGCCTTGCTCAAGCAGCTGGGCGAGGACGTCAGGCAGGGCTACGTCGACAAGCTCGTCAAGAACGGCCGCCCCACCACGGAGAACACCCTGGCCTCCACCGTCAAGGCCTACGTGGAAGTGAAGGGCACCACCTACGAAGTGGGCCTCGAACTGCAGGACTACTGGAAGTACGTGGAAGAGGGCACCAAGCCCCACTGGCCGCCGCCCTCCGCCATCCTCCGCTGGATCACCATCAAGCCGGTGGTCCCGCGACCTGACAAGAACGGGCGCATCCCGACGCCGAAGCAGCTGGCCTTCCTCATCAGCCGCAAGATCAGCGAGGTCGGCACGAAGGGCACCCACGACCTGAAGGAGACCACCGAGGCCCTGCTGGGCTTCTACGAGCAGCAGATCGCCGAGGCCCTGGGCCGGGACTGCTTCAGGTACATAGAGAAAATCACGGCGTGAGTCAGCCGCCGTGCCTTCTGCCGAGAGGGGCCGCCAGTCGTTCAATTACGGCTGGCGGTTTTTTGATATTTCCAAGAAACGAGTGACACCATGAACCCCATCTGGAAAGACTACTACTACATGCTGACGGACACCCCGGAGGGCTACCCGGACGGCTGCCGCTACCGCGTCGTCGTCAACAGCGTCGTCGCCTTTGAGGGCCGCGCCTATCCTCGCCCGACCGACTCCGAGCTCACCGTCCGCCTCAACGACATCCTGGAGCCGTACCTTGAGACGCACCTGCCCATCGAGGACACCGACTACGACTACATCAGCTGCCGCGTCGATATATGGGACGGCTCCGCCTGGCACTCATCCCAGCCCATCCGCTTCTGCCGCGACTGGTCCTACGACCGCTCCGTCGTCACCCCCGGAGGCGACTACCCCGGCCGCCCCATCCTCAGGAGGGTGCACCCGCTCCAGTACCTGCCCGTCTGGACGGACGACAACGTCTTCGAAATCACCCTGCACTACGCCGACGCCGTGGGAGACTACAACAACGACTACTCCAGCGACTACTTCGTCACCGGGGAGCGCACGGAGACGGAAACCCTGCCAGGCATGGGCACGTCCGAGTTCTTCGACATGCGCTCCTACCTGGGCGCCGTCTCCGTGGAGGCCAACGGCAACACCTACCCCGTCCAGGGCTGCGAGCGCTTCATCCTCTACTACGTCAACGCCTACGGCGGCTGGGACTGGCTCCCCGTGGAAGGAAAGACCAGAGAGAGCGACGCCGTCAAGCGCCACACCTTCGAGGCCGTCTACAACAACCGCGACCACTCCTACGCCCGTGGCCGCTTCAACCACGTCAACGAGCTCACCCACCACTACACCTTCTACACCGGCTGGCTGACGGACGCCCAGAGCGAGCTCATGCCGCAACTCCTGAACGCCACGACCGTCTACGTGCATGACACCAAGACCAACGAGGTCCTGCCGCTCGTGCTCACCAACTCCGGCACAGAGCACAAGCAGAACGGCCTCAACCAGTACACCATCGAGGCCGACCTTGCCCAGAACCGACTCAGACGCTAACACCATGCGAAGGAAGATAGAACTCTACATCAACGGCACCCTGGCGGACCTCTCCGACCAGGGCCTCGTGCTTTTCAACTACTCCCTGACGGACCTGCAGAAGCCCACCGCCGTGAAGAACGGCTTCTCGAAGCAGATCACCCTGCCGGGCACCACCCAGAACGACTTCATCTTCGGCCACATCGCAAGGACGGACCGCGTCACCACCGTCAGCACCTTCAACCCCGGCAAGCGCTCGGAGTACGCCATCTATGACGAGAAGGGGCAGATCCTGGAGAGCGGCTACCTCCGGCTCGACTCCCTGGTGCGCCGCGGCTCCGTCGTCACCGGCTACAAGGTGAGCCTCTTCGGGGGCCTCGGTGCCTTCTTCTACGCCCTCAGCTATGACGACGCCGGCAACAAGCGCACCCTCGCCGACATCGACTACCTGGGCAACGGCAACCCCACGGAGCTGGACTTCACCATCCTCGCTTCCACCGTGCAGGCCGCCTGGAACGCAAGGGATCAGCACACCTGGCAGGACCCCATCACCAGCAAGTGGCACGTCCTCAACTTTGCCCCGGCCTACAACGGCTACCCCTCCGGGGACTTCTCCCCGGACAAGGGCATCGTCACGGCCGCCAACGTGGGTCTGCCCGCCTCCGTCACGGAGGACGGCAAGACCTGGCAGGCCAACAACGGCACCGTCCTGGTGAACCTCGCCAAGTCCTACGACGAGTGGGCCGTCAAGGATCTGCGCTGCTACCTCCAGCGCCCGGTCCTCAACATGCGGGCCTTCGTGGAGGCGGTGATGCGCCCGGAGAACAACGGCGGCTACACCGTGGAGTTTCCCGACATGCCGGTCCTCTTCCTCGACCGCCTCTGGAAGACGCTGCCGACACTCCCGTCCCTGGGCGACTTCAAGAAGCAGGAGGGCGTCATCATCGCCACCTTCACCACGAAGTCCGCCTTGCACAGCTCAGGGGAGACTCTCGTGGGCGAGATAGGCGTCAACCGCGGCTCCATCCCGGACAACGCCCACACGCAGGTGACCGCCAACATCGGCGCCACGTTCACCGCCGACTCCACCGCCAACCAGCTCAGCCTCCACGCCGCCCAGAACTACGGCGGCAGCAACCGCAACTTCCAGATGAAGGACGCCTTCATCTTCATGCAGCTGGTGGCCTACGGCTCCGACGACACCATCGTCGGGGGCTCCGCCGTCAAGTGCATAACCTACCCCACCAGCTACTACAGCCCCAGCTCCGCACGCGAGGCCGCCGGCTTCGTGCCGGTCTATCCTGCCGGGGGCTATGAGTCCGCCGTCATCAAGCTGGAGAACGTCTCCCGCATCTCCGAGCGCACCTTCCGCCTGCCGGATCAGACCTTCCAGGTGGAGGCGGACAACGTGCACCACTACAAGCTCTTCATGAAGGCCTACGAGTTCCGCTCCCACTCCTGGGTGGTGCGCGACGGCTCCCGTGAGCGCCACTACTACCAGCTGGACGAGGTAGTCGGTGGAACGAGCGCCTGCCCGGTCCTCTTTGCCTCCTACAACGCCTTCTACCAGACGAGCGTCACGCGGGGCACCAGAAACACCTCCTCACGCATCGGCATCAGCTACAGCACCACCAGCGCCCTCCGCAGCGGTGCGCACATCACAAAGGCCCTGCTCCTGCAGAGCAAGTACACCCCGGCCGAGTACATCCTGAGCCTCGCCAAAATGTACGGCATGTATTTCATCTGCGACCCCGCGGAGAAGAAGGTGACCGTCCTGAACCGCAACGCCTTCTTCAACACCGGGGAGGACACCATCGACCTCACGAAGCGCATCGACACCTCGCAGGACATCACCATCACCCCGCAGGTCTTCGCCTCCAAGTGGTACACCATGGAGCAGGACATGGCCATGGGCGCGTGGGCTGAGGAGTACGCGAAGGTTTACGGCGTGAACACCGGGGTCGCACGCATTGACACCGGCTACGACTTCGACGCCGCCGACGTGGAGCTCATGGACTCCACCGTCTTCCGCATGGCCGCCACGATCCTGGACTCCGGCCCCTACTACAACTGGCTCCTGGTGAACGGCCAGTTCCGCCCGTCGCCCTTCATCGACCCCGGCCACACCTACACCATGTGGAACGCCGCTGACGGCTCCAGCAAGGAGTTCCAGGTCCCCGGCCTGCCTTCCTCCGTTGAGGTCCACTACCTCAACGAGTACGGCCACGAGGGGAGTGACGTGGAGTACGCCGCCAAGCTCGACCTCAGGGCAACCGACGGCTCCGGGGTAGACGGCGTCGACATCCTCTGCCTCTGCGAGTCCGCCGACCACCACCCCTACTACAAGCTCAGCGACGACTCCGCCGCCATGACGGCAGCCAACGGAAACAAGCCCTGCTGGAACCTCAACCCCGGCACGGAGGAGGGCATCAGCATCCCCAACTTCCACCGCTTCAACGACTACGGCGAGTCCTGGCGGGCGGAGTACGGCATCGACTTCGGCCTGCCGAGAGAGTGGAAGATACCCATCTACCACATCAATGGCATCGACCCTTACTCCGGGGAGAACGAGGAGACCGTCTCCGTCTACGCCCGCTTCTGGCGCTCCTACCTGCGCGACCTGCTCGACAAGGACACCAAGGTCATGAAGTGCCGCGTCAACCTCGAAGGGCTGCAGGTGGGCCCCCAGCTCCTCCGCCGCTTCTTCTGGTACGACAACTCCCTCTGGGTGCTCAACAAGATCACCAACTACAGCCTCACCACCTACGACCCCGCCGAATGCGAGTTCGTCCAGGTGCGCAACATCGAAAACTACACTAACGGACAAATCTGGACATGGTAAAGGAAATCATACTCAAGGTCGGGACCGGGGAGGCCATCAAGAACGTCGGCGAGCTCCGGGAGAACATCAAGCAGCTCAAGAAGGCCCTCAACGACCAGGACCTCAGCAACCCGGAAGGGATGCAGAAGTACAACGAACTCCTGGGCGAGCTGAAAATCAACCAGAACGCCCTGAAGGACGCCATGTACGCGACCACGGCCAGCTGGGAGGACATCACCAACGCGGCCACCGGCGCCAACATCGCCTTCGACCAGAACAACAAGCTCGTCAACATGGAGGGCGTCAGCTACAACGCCCTGGTGCACGAGCTGGCCGACCTCAAGCAGGCATGGCGGTCCACCACTGACGAGATGGAACGTGCCACCCTGGGAAAGCGCATCAACAACATCAACGACCAGCTCAAGAAGATGGACGAGTCCGTTGGCGTGTTCGGACGCAACGTCGGCAACTACATCGGCGCGGTGGACCACCTTTCCGCCTCCTTCGGCTCTATGGGCAAGGGTGCGCAGGCCGTCATCAACCCCATCAAAGGCGTCACCATGGGCCTGAAGACCATGAGCGCCACGCCAGTGGTCGGTATCCTCGGCCTGCTGGCCACCGTTCTCAACCAGATCATCGGCTCCCTGAAATCCTCCGAGGAGAACACCAACGCCATGACGGCGGCCATGGCGCCCTTCGCAGCCATCGGCGACGTCGTCACCAAGATACTCCAGGGCCTCGGCGGAGTCCTTGTCAAGGTGGTGGAAGGGTTCGGCAAGCTCACCTCCGCCATCTTCGGGAGCAACGAGGCTACCAAGGAGCGCCTGCGCCTCGCTCAGGAGGAAGCCGCCCTCCAGCAGAAGGAGCGCGACAACATCATCGCCAACGCCGAGGCCGAGAGGGAAGTGGCCCGCCTCAGGGCTGAGGCCTCCGACAAGACAAACCACGATGCCAAGGAGCGCATCGCCCTTCTGGAGGAGGCGGGCAACCAGGAGCGCCAGATAGCCGAGCGAGCCATGGAGGCCGCCCGGATGCAGTATGAGATAGTCAAGGCGAAGAACGCCCTCACTAAGTCCAACGCCGAGGACCTGAAGAAGGAGGCGGAGGCATATGCCGCCCTTGTCAATGCCGAGACGAACTACTACAAGAAGGTCCGCGAAATCAACGCCGGCATCACCGAGTCCCGCAACGCTGAGGCGAAGGCCGCGAAGGACGCCGCCAAGGCTGTCAGGGACGCCGCCACCGCCAAGATCAACGCCGAGAAGGAGTACCTCACCCAGCTCCTCGACATCGTCAAGGACGGCAGCGAGAGCCAGTTCAAGATCCAGAACACCATCGCCAAGAAGGAGTACGAGCTGGCCGTTGCCAACGCCAAGCAGAAGATCACCGACCAGGCGGAGCTCAACCGCACGCTGGAGATGCTCCAGAAGGCCTTCCAGGTCCGCCTCCAGAAGAACCAGCAGGACCACGACAACAAGGTCCTCGCGGAGGAGGTGCAGGCGGCCACCAACCGGGCCGAGGCCTTCCGTCACGGTTCTGCCGAGTACCTGGAAGCCATGCGCGACGTGGCCGCACTGGAGTACGACGAGATGAAGCGCCAGATGGACGAGACCGACGCCGAGTGGGAGGCCCGCCGCCTGGCTTCCGCCCGTAAGCTCGCCGAGGCCCAGCAGTCCGTCACCGACGCCCTCATCGAGGAAGGGCGGCTGGCTCTGGAGAACGAGATGAACGCCCTCGCCACCGGCTCCCTGGATCAGCTCTCCAAGGCGGTCGAGCTGGCGAAGTACAACGTCGACAACATCCACCAGGGCATCGACGAAAGCGACGACGCCTTCCTCGCCCGTCGCCTGGAGGCCCAGCAAGCCTACCGGGAAGCCCTACAAGCGCAGAACGAGGCGGAGGTGGAGGAAGGGCGCCAGCAGTACGAGCAGCGCCTTGCAACGCTTGAAGAGGACAGCCTTGCCTACCTCGACGCGGAGGTCGCCCTGAAGAAGTACGAGCTCGACACCCTCCACCAGCTGGAAGGCGAGAGCGAGGAGGCCTTCCGCACCCGCCAGCTCCAGGCAGAGAAGGAGTACTACAAGGCGAAGAAGGCCCAGGTCAAGAGCTGGATGCAGACACTCACCGGCATGGCCTCCGGCGTCTCTTCCATCCTCGGCTCCATCGCCGACGCCATGGAGGAGAACACCGAGATGACTGAGGAGGAAGCGCAGAAGGCCAAGAACCTGCGAATCGCTGCCGCCACCATCGACATGCTGCAGGGCGCCGTGACGGCCTACGCCTGTGCGCAGTCCCTGGGCGTCCCCATGGGCCCGATCATCGGCGCCATCAACGCCGCCGCCGTGGTGGCCGCCGGCATCGCCAACATCGCCAAGATCAAGGCGACGCAGGTGAGCAAGGACAGCAGCACAACCCAGACGCCCTCCGTCCCCGCGCAGGTGAACGCCCCGACCGTCTCCCCACAGGTGCAGCAGGTGCGCACCCTCACCAGCGCCTCCGAGGAAGACCGGCTCAACCGCATGGCAGACGACCACCGCGTCTACATCCTCAGCTCAGACCTTGAAGCGGACCGCGACCAGCACCGTGTCCAGGTGGAGGAGACCACATTCTAATTTACAATTTTCGCCGTTTTGATATTTCAAGAAAAGAACCGACACATTTATGGCAAGCATAGTGACAATAGACGGCCTCCCGGTGTACCAGGCAGTCATCAGCGACGAGCAGTGCGGCATGCTCCGCATCAGCCTCGTGGACGACCCTGCGGTCCAGTCCAACTTCGTCGCCTTCTCCAAGAACCAGCAACCCCGGCAGCTCATGTACGCCGTGCAGGACGAGGACAAGCGCCTCGTCCTTGGCGTAGTCATGCGTGCCGACTTTCCCATCTACCGCCGCGAAACCATCGCCGACGACAAGGGCAACGACAAGGAGATGGAGTTCTACATCATCTACAAGGCCGACACCATCCGCACCATGGCGGAGAAGTACCTGGCCGAGAACCGCCAGAACCTCGTGAACCTCATGCACGAGAAGGGCTCCGAGGTGGAGGGCGTCCAGATGGTGCAGTACTTCATCAAGGGCGCAGGCCTCAACCCTGAGGGCTTCGACAACATCGCCGACGGATCCCTCTTCGCAGAGTTCCACGTCACCAACGACGAGGTCTGGGACGCCATCAAGGACGGCACCTACCGAGGCTTCTCCCTGGAGGGCCTCTTCGACCTGGAGCCGGAGACCGACAAGGACTTCGTGCAGGAAGTGGTCGACACCCTGGACGGCATCTTCTCCCGCATCTTCAAACACTCAAAAACCTACAAGAATATGAAAATGAAAGGACTACTGGCCCGCCTCGCCAAGGCTCTGGTGGAGATGGGCAACCTCACCACCGACAAGGGCATCCTTGCCTGGGACGGAGAGGAAGAACTGAAGGTCGGCGACGCTGTCTTCATCGAGGACAGCGAAGGTAACCGCAGCACCCCGGAGGACGGCGACTACACCACCGAAGACGGCCGCGTCATCGTGGTGGCAGGCGGCAAGGTCACGGAGATCCGCGACGCCGGCACCCCCGCACCCGCTCCTCAGGAACCCGCCGCGGCTGCTGAGGAGAAGAACACCATCACCACCGACAAGGGCGTGCTCTCCTATGAGGGCGAGCTGGCCGTCGGCACCGAAGTGACCGTTGCCGGAGAGAACGGCGAGGAGGTGGCAGCCCCCGACGGCGAGTACGTCGCAGAGGACGGCCGCACCATCGTCGTGGCCGAGGGTAAGGTCACCGATATCAAGGACGCCGCACCCGCTCCCCAGCCTCAGGTGAACACCCGCATGCAGCGCGTGGCCGAGGCCTTCCAGGAGACCTTCGACGACAAGCTCAAGAAGATCTACAACGCCATCGTGGCGCTGGGCTTCAACTACCCCTGGCTCGTGGAAGCCGGTGAGGAGTTCGTCATCGCACGCATCTGGAGCGAGACCGACGGCGACATCTACTACCGCTTCAACATCAAGGAGTGGACCGATGAAGGCGAGCCGGTGCTGGAGAACGGCGTCAAGGTCGTCCCCGCCTTCGTCACCCCGGAGGAGAAGGAAGCCGCCGAGGAGAACTTCTCCCGCGTGCAGCAGGAGCGCGACAGCGCCCAGGCCCGCGTGACTGAGCTGGAGGCCCAGGTGGCCGAGCTCTCCGCCAAGCCTAAGGGCCAGCCCGCCCACGTCGAGCACAACGGCGCACCCACCCAGACCGGCAACAAGGGTCTCGACCGCCTCACCGCCCTCATGGGCGCAAAATAGCGGAATTTTACACAATCCGCGGTTTTGATATTTCCAAGAAACGAGAACAACTCTAAAATTTTACAACTATGCCTTCTTCCAATTTCGTGGTCTCCTCTCTGCCCGACTACGTGCAGAACAACAAGGACCTCATCATCAAGAACTTCGCACTGGTGGGCACCGCATCCCGTCAGCGCTTCGGTCTCCAGACCGGCATCAAGACCTCCGCATACCTGAACTACCTGGAGCTCAACCCGACCCTCCAGGACGGAAAGGGCTGCGGCTTCTCCGCCTCCGGCACCGCCACGCTGACCCAGCGGACCATCACCACGGCCATCATCAAGGTCAACATGGACATCTGCCCCGACTCCCTCCTGGGTAAATACGCCGAGTACCTCGTGCGCATCGGCGCCAAGTCCGACGAGCTCCCCTTCGAGCAGTACATCATCGACGGCATCACCGCCGAGCTGAACAAGAAGATCGAGAAGCTCATCTGGCAGGGTGACACCACAAAGACCACCGACACCGACCTCAAGTGGATCAACGGTATCCTCAAGCAGCTGGCGAGCGACGCCGACAAGGTGGCCGTCTCCATCGCCAACGGCACCGCCATCTACAACGCCATCAAGGCCGTGTACCTGGCAATCCCTGAGGAGACCCTGGAGCGCGGCGCTGAGATCTACATCAGCCCCGCCAACTACCGCGACTTCCTCCAGGCCATGGTGGAGAAGAACTACTTCCACTACAGCGGTCCCCAGGACGCTGCCCCGGAGGAGTTCGTCTTCCCTGGTACGGACGTGAAGGTCGTGAAGACCCCCGGCCTCGCCGGTGTCAACAACCTCATCGTGGCCTCCTTCCCGGAGAACTTCGTCTACGGCTGCGACGCCGAAGGCGACCTGGAAGAGGTGAAGATCTGGTTCAGCGACGACGACGACCTCTTCAAGCTGAAGGTGAAGTGGAACAGCGGCATCGCCTACCGCTTCCCGAACCAGGTCACCCTCGGAACCATCGCAAGCTCTTAGTGCCCCCTGCGGTGGCTTTACGGACACTTTCCCGCGCGGGTTGGTAAATTACCCGCCCGCGCTTTTTCAATCGCTTAAAACCCACTAATTATGGCTTGTGCACAAACTCTCAACGGCATCATCAACGACTGCGCCCCCAGCATGGGCGGCATCGTGGAAGCATACATCGCCAACTTCGCAGACGTCACCGGCGTGACCGTCACCGACAACAAGGTGAGCGCCGTCACCCTGGCCTCCTCGGCTAAGTTCAAGAAGTACGCCTTCCCCCGCAACACCGGCTCCCTGACGAGCAACTACACCATCGACGACGCCGCCGGCTCCAAGTTCGTGGTCTCCGACCTGGTCCTACAGTTCAACCGCATGGAGACGGCCAAGCGCATCGAGATCACCGCCCTCGCTCAGGGTGAGCTCGCTGTCATCGTCAAGGACGCCAACGGCAAGTTCTGGTACCTCGGCAAGGACGCCCCCGTCAAGGCCTCCGCAGGCGACGGCCTCACCGGCACCGCCCGCGCCGACCGCAACGGCTACTCCGTCACCCTCCAGGACAACTCCCTGGAACTGCCCCTGGAGGTCCAAGACTCCATCATCGACGACATCGTCTCGGCCTAAACCCCCGCCTCCCTCCTGCCTGCAGCCGCGTCCCTCAACTCTGGGGCGCGGCTCTTTGTTTACGATTTTGGCGGTTTTGATATTTCAAGAAAAGGAGAAACCAAGATGCTCTACATCACCCTCGACAAGAACATACAGCAGGCCTACGTCCCGCGCAACGGCGCCACCGCCCAGCCGGTGAGCCTGGAGGCCGTCAGCACCTCGGACCGCGGCATCGGCGCCAGCTTCGTCCTCCACGAAGTCCAGACCACCGGCGCCTTCTTCCTCATCACCCTGGGCCTACTGGAAGGGCTGCACGAGGGCGAGTGGGAGTGGACCCTGACCCTCGACGACGGCAGCGCCGTCACCGGCCTCATGCAGGTGGTCGCCTCTCAGGACGACGCGGTCCAGTACAACAAGGAAATACAATACAAGCAATATGGAGAATAACAACACCACCCTGCGGGTCAGCTTCGCAGCCATCGACCCCTACATCGAGACCAACATCGTCTCCCCGACCGAGAAGTCCCAGAACGGGCGCAGCTGGGTGGAGTGGGGCGACCGCAACGGCTACGCCGACTACCTGCTTGAGCTCAGCAAGCAGGCCCCGACCCTCCGCGCCGTCATCAACGGCACCGTTGACTTCATCGTCGGCGACGACATCACCATCTCCCAGCTGCCGGACACCGCCTACACCCCCGGAGTCATGAACACCAGGGGCGACACCATCCTCTCCCAGGTGGAGAGCATCGCCCGCGACCTGGAGACCTACGGCGGCTTCGCACTCCAGATCATCCGCAACGGCCTGGGCAAGATCGTGGAGGTCTACTACTGTGACATGCACTTCCTCCGCTCCAACAAGGACAACACCGTCTTCTACTACTCCGAGAACTGGAACGCCGGCAAGCGCAAGATAGTGGAGTACCCGGCCTTCATGCACATCCCCCCGGAGAAGTGGTCCACCCTCACCGCTGAGGAGAAGGAGCGCCACTACAACTCCATCCTCTACGTCAAGAAGGAGCACACCCAGACCTACCCGCTGCCGGTCTATTGCGCCGCCGTGAAGGAGTGCGAGATAGAGCGCTGCATCGCCGACTACCACCTCAACGCCATCAACAACGGCTTCACATCCTCGCTCATCGTCAACTTCAACAACGGCGTCCCCTCCGACGAGGTCCGCGAGGAAATCGAGAAGAACTTCAACGAGAAGTTCTCCGGCCACCAGAACGCCGGGCGCATCATGTTCTCCTGGAACGACAACAAGGACGCCGCCACCACCATCACCGAGCCGAAGGTGGAGGACTTCGGGGACCGCTACAAGGCCCTCGCCTCCCACGTCCGCCAGCAGATCTTCACCGCCTTCAGGGCGAACCCGAACCTCTTCGGCATCCCGACGGAGAACCTGGGCTTCTCCCAGGAGGAGTACGAGAGCGCCTTCAAGCTCTACAACCGCACGGCCGTCCGTCCCGCCCAGCGCCTCATCATCGAGACCTACGAGAAGATCTACGGCACGCCGGGCGTCATCACCATCACCCCGTTCTCCCTCCAGGCGGAGACCGAAAAAACCGTACAATAAGCCATGGCAACCACCGAAATACTGCTCACCAGCGAGACCTTCGTGAAGGAGGTCTCCAGCATCAGCGACAACCTCGCCGGCAAGTACTTGCGCCCCTCCATCCGTGAGGCGCAGGACATCCAGTTCCGAGGCATCGTAGGGGACACCCTCCTGGCGAAGCTCAAACAGCTGGTGGCCGACCAGACCATCACCGCCGAGGAGAACGCCCACTACAAGCGGCTCCTCGACCGTGCCCAGTACCTGCTGGCCTACGTCGCCATCGTCGAGACGGCCCAGAAGGTGACCTTCAAGATAGCCAACGCCGGAGTGGTCCAGACCCCCGACGAGAACGTCCAGGTCGCGGACCAGCCCGACATGGGCCGCGTCCAGTCCTACTACCAGGCGAAGGCAGACGCCGCCACCATCGACCTCCAGAACTACCTCCTGAACAACTGGAGGGACTACCCGGAGCTCACGGAGGGCGACTACCACCGCATCCACTCGAACCTTTACAGCGCAGCCTCCTGCGGTGTCTTCCTCGGCGGAGCCCGCGGCAAGCGCCTGCGCAGTACCAAACACTGCAAGTAATGAACCTCCTCCAGACACTCCGCGCCATAGAAAAGACCGCCGCCCTCCAGCCCAACGTGGGGACGGTGGTCCGCAACGACGTCTTCCGCCTCAACGCCTCGCCGGTGGTCCGCTACGGCGTCTTCGCCTGGCTCCAGAACGAACACAGCACCAACGCGGAGACCGGCATCATCACCTACAACTTCACCTTCTTCTACGTGGACCGGCTCACCGCCCGCAAGGACAACGAGGTCGCCATCCAGTCGCAGGGCATCGAGACGCTGGAGAACATCCTGCAGGCGCTCCCGGTCCTGGGCCTCTTCCCCGGTGACTACTCCTTCCGCACCTTCAACCAGCGCTTCGCCGACGAGTGCGCCGGTGTGTTCTGCAACGTCTCCATCGAGGCCGCGAAGGACACCCTCTGCGCTGAGGCCTTCGCCTTCATTGAGAACGAGGGAGCCTACAACCTGGACTACAACGAGGACTACCAGGTCTTCGAGTGGAAGACCAAGGACCGCACCGTTTACATCATTTAACACTCAACGATATGGAAAAGAAACTCAACGCGCAAATGTGGCTGGGGGTGGTGATAGCCATCGCCGGCATTGCTCTCCTCTTCTGGGGACTGCTGACGCCTCCGGGCGGACAAATCGACTCTTCCGTGCTTGTGGCCTTCGGTGAGGTGGCAACCTTTGCCGGGAGCCTCATCGGAGTGGACTACCACTACCGCTTCAGGGAGTACGAAACGAAACTCAAAAACGAATAATATGGCAAAAATCAAAATCTCCGGGGAACAGCCCTTTCAGGTAGGGGCGCCCCGCTTCTGCATCGGCCAGACGCCGGCAGGCTACACTCTTCAGTACAGCGCCGACGGCGTGCACTTCACTTCCTGGGAGGAAGGAACGCTGGCGGAGACCGACCAGGTGGTCGCCAACGCCGCGGAGGGCATGTACTTCCGCCTCCTTGGCAACACCGGCACGGACGTGGTCGTAACGTGGTAAGCCCATGGCCGCACTCATAGACCTCGCCAAGATCAACTTCGCCGGCCGCGGCTCAGGCTCCGGCGAAAGACTCCCGGACTACAACGCGGACTACTCCCAGGACTACCGCGCAGCGCTGCCGGAAGATAACAACGAATAAACCAATTTTTCAACATTATGGCAAAGTACAACAACCTCATCGCAGCCATCAAGGCTGCCATCCGTACCAACGGTTCCCAGGCTATCACGGCCGCCATCCATCAGGGCATCCTGCTGCAGGTGGTCGGTAAGCTCGGCGCCGCCTACCAGGTGGGCGGTGTAGTCGTCCCCACCGACGTCTTCGACTCCGCCACCCTCGGCGACGTGAACATCATCTACGTGGCCTGCACTCCGGGCCGCTACCACGCCAGCTTCGGCGGCTTCTCCCTCCTTCCCGGCCAGGTGGCCCTCTTCATCTACGACGGCAGCTGGAAGAAGCAGATCATCTCCTACTACGGGAACGACCAGGTCTACGGCATCCGCCACTTCTACAACAACTCCAGCCCGGACCTCACCCGCATCGGTGCGGCCGCCCTGCATCAGGAACTGCCCGTCCAGAGCCAGATGCGCCGCTGCGTAGTAGACTCCACCGGCGCCGTGAAGTACTACCTCAGCGCCACCGACTCCACCAAGAAGGCCGACGGCACCGCCGCCAACCTCACCGGCGCAGACGGTCAGGTGATGGTAGAGATCCCCGCCCACTACCGCAAGTGCTCCCTCAACAGCACCCAGGGCTACATGGACGTGGAAATCTCCCTCTACCCCTTCGAGGGTGCCATCCCCGTGCCGCGTTACCTGGTGGGCGCCTACGAGGCCTCCCTGGACCGCGACAACAACCTCCTGAGCTCCGTGGTGAACAACACCGCAGCCTTCCGTGGCGGTAACAACAACGCCGACTGGGACGGCACCTACCGCTCCCTGCTCGGCCTGCCCGCCACCAACATCAGCCTCACCGCCTTCCGCACCTACGGCCGCAACCGTGGCACCGGCTGGGGCTGCTATGACTGGAACGCGCACCTGGCTATCTACTGGCTCTTCTGCATCGAGTACGCCACGCTCAACAGCCAGAAGGCCTTCGACTCCACCCTCACCGAGGAGGGCTTCCACAAGGGCGGACTGGGTCCCGGTGTCTCCAACATCGACTACACGAAGTGGGGCACCTTCAACTCCTACAACCCCTTCGTCCCTTGCGGCTTCACCAACAGCCTGGGCAACAACACCGGCGTGGTCTCCTTCAGCTTCAACGCTGCACAGCAGGAAGCCTACGGCGGAGAGTTCACCACCTCCGTGCCCAGCTACCGCGGCATCGAGAACCCCTTCGGCCACATCTGGAAGTGGACGGACGGCGTCCTCGGCAAGGGCGTCAACGACGAGTACCAGGAGATCTACGTGAGCCGCGACCCGGCCCAGTATGCCAGCACCCTCAACGACTCCTACGTCGACATGGGCCACGAGGCAACCGCCGACGGCTACTGCAAGGCCATCCTCGCCTCCGATCCTTCCCATCCTCAGGAGCAGAGGGTCTACGGCGACATCTTCGACCGCGACGACTCCGGCAGTGCCAGCACCTTCTTCTGCGACTACCACTACCACGCCAATGCCAATAATACCATCTACGGGCTCCGGGTTGGCGGTCTTGCGGACAGCGGTGCCTATGACGGTCTCGCGTTCTTGGACGTCGACAACGCCCCCGGGAGCGCTTACGCGTACATCGGCTCGCGCCTTTGCTGGTCTGAATAAACCCAGCCCTGGCTTAACGAAATCACGCCCCACGAACCTGGGGGTCACATCGCGGCCCCCAGGTTTTAACGAAAAAACGAAAACGACATGGAAAAGGAAATTTTTGAAGACGACGGCAGCCTTGCCTGCCTGCATCTGCCCGCAGACCGCGCGAACAAGCGCTTCGTGTGCAAGGAGGAGCGGCAGGAGAACCTCATCAACAAGACGTTCTGGCTGCAGGACTTCTTCCCGGACGTCCAGACCCGTTTCGGCACGCGTCACCTCTACAAGGCGACCTACGAGAAGGACGACCCCGACGGCAAGGCCTTCAAGGTCTTCACCGGCGCGGCCGCCTGCAAGTACGTTCTGGAGAAGCTGGCCGAGCTGGGGAAATTTCCGCGCCGTGTGACACTCAAGAAGGAAGGGAAGAACAACTACTTCTTCGAATAGTCCGAAAGGTTGCAAAGGGGCGCGGGCTCCAGGTTGGCGGTAATGCGAACAACGGTGCCAATGACGGTCTCGCGTACTTGAACGTCAACAACGCCCCCGAGAACGCTAACGCGAACATCGGCTCACGCCTTTACTGATCCACTCAGCAAGTAACACCTCCGCACGCACAAGTGCACCCCCTTTGGACCCTGCCTCTCGGCAAAAGACATCGCTGACAAAACGCCGCGTTAGTACCCAGGAGGAAAGCCCGGCACAAGACCAGCAACAAAATGAAAAGAAACGACTATCTATTCGACAAGATCTGCAGCATGGAGAACCTCCGGCTGGCTGACTTCAAGGCCCGCAAGGGCAAGAAGCACAACCGGGGCGTCCAGCTCTTCGACCGGGACCCTGAAGGCAACCTCCAGCGGCTCCGGGCTCTCCTTCTTTCAGGCCAGTACCACACCAGCCGCTACTCCTTCTTCACCGTCCACGACCCGAAGGAGCGCACCATCGCCCGGCTGCCCTACTACCCGGACCGCATCGTGCACCATGCCATCATGAACGTCATCGAGCCCATCATCACGAAAATGTACACGGCAGACACCTACGCCTGCATCAATGGCCGGGGCGCACACCTCGCCCGCCACCGTATCATGGAGGCCATGCGCAAGGACCCGGAGGGGACGACCTACTGCCTCAAGCTCGACATCCGCAAGTACTACCCCTCCATCGACCACGACATCCTGAAGGGCATCCTCCGCCGCAAGTTCAAGGACGTGCGGCTGCTGGGCCTCCTGGACGAGATCATCGACAGCGCCGACGGCCTGCCCATCGGCAACTACCTCAGCCAGACGCTCGCCAACGTCTTCCTGGCACACTTCGACCACTACGTCAAGGAGATGCTCCGCGTGAAGTACTACTACCGCTACGTGGACGACATCGTCGTCCTGGGCGCAGACAAGGCCGAGCTCCGGCGCATCTTCTACGCCATCCGCGAGAGGCTGGCCGCCCAGAAGCTGAGGGTGAAGGACAACTGGCAGATCTTCCCGGTTGAGGCCCGCGGCATCGACTTCCTGGGCTTCGTCTTCAGGCACGGCTACGTGCGCCTCCGCAAGCGCATCAAGCGCAACCTCTTCCGCACCCTCGCGCACCTGCGCAAGGTCTGCAAAACTACCAAGGAAATCCGGCTGGCCGTTGCCTCGTACATCGGCTGGCTCAAGTATACCAACTCCCGAAACCTTATCAACACTTTAAATTCATTTTCTTATGGCAAAGTCTTTTAGCACTACCCGCCCGGAGAAGGTCGCCCAGTACGACCACTCCCACGTCATCCTCTCCTACAACATCGTAGCAGTGGAGGCCACCGAAGACCGCGAGGCCGGCTTCGAGTTCGACACCCTCATCGTCGCCAAGGTTGAGAAGGGCGCCATCGTCGAGGCCATCGTCCGCGAGCGCTTCAGCATCAGCGACGAGCTCGGCATCCAGCGCCAGCGCTCCACCAAGAAGGCGGAGTTCAACGAGTACAACGACTTCGTGGAGGCTGCCAAGGCCACCGCGGACGCAATCCTCGCCGAGTAATGCGTCTGAAGCTCATCCGCAGGTACAAGAAGGACACCTACACCATCGGGCAACTGCTGGTGGACGGTGCCTTCTTCTGCAACACCCTGGAGGACAAGGACCGCGGCCTCACTCAGGACATGCCGCTGCCGGTCATCAAGGCGGCCAAGGTCTACGGCGAGACGGCCATCCCCGCTGGGGTGTACGACATCGACATGGAGACCCGGTCCCCGAAGTATGCGGGGGTGGAGTGGTACCGCAAGCTCAACGGCGGCTACATGCCGACGATCTGCGAGGTGCCCGGCTACACCCGCGTCCTCATCCATCCCGGCAACAACCCCCTCGACACCATGGGCTGCGTCCTTGTTGGCCAGAACAAGGTGAAGGGCCAGCTGGTGAACAGCCGCGCTACCTTCGCCCGCCTCTACAAGCTCATGAAGGACGCCCACGACCGTGGCGAGGACATCACCCTGCAGATCTGCTATGAGTAGCGCAGCACGTGATCCCCGGAAGAACCCGGAGCCGGGCTGGTGGGTGGCGCCCTTCGTCTTCTACCTCATCGTCGGCTTCGCCATCCTCCTGGTGATGGTGACCTCCTGCTCCCCGCGCATCATCGAGACCATCCGCTACCAGCGGGACACCACCTACGTCCAGCAGGTGAAGGTGGACTCGGTCTACCGCCGGGACTCGGTCTTCGTCAGGGAGAAGGGCGACACCGTCTTCATCTACAAGGAGCGCATCCGCGACCGCTACGTCTTCAGGCACGACACCCTGCGCCTCGTGAAGGTTGACAGCGTGGCCGTAGAGCGCGTCAAGGAGGTTAAGGTAGAGAAACCCCTATCCGCGTGGAAATCGGCCAAAATAGGGGCTTTTTGGTGGCTGGTTGCCGCCGTGCTCCTTCTCCTCCTCTGGACTTTCCGCAAACCAATCCTCAAACTATTGCATCTATGAGAAAAATCTGGGACAAAATCGTCGCCTGGGTGCTGAGCATCCCCGCCGACAAGCGGCTGCACTTCGTCTGCGGCTTCATCATCGCCGCCTTCTTCGCCATCGCGCTGGGCATGAAGTTCTGCTTCTGGCCGGTGATCTTCTTTGCCGCCGGCAAGGAGGTCTTCGACATCTTCTCCAGCGGGCAGAAGTTCGACTGGAAGGACTTCGCGGCCACCCTCCTGGGGGCCCTGGTTCCTCAGGTCTTCGTGCTTCTCCATCTTTGGTGGTTCTGACCTCAGGGAGCCGGGCCCGTCGGAAAGGCTGCGAGCTCCTGGAGCGGGGGAGTCCTTCGGGGCTCCCCTTGTTGCATAAAAGAAACCCCGGACCATCTCGGCGCGGGGCTTCCAAGTTTTTAGTTACTCATGAAAATCTATCGGCCGCAAGGTACGCAATTTTTCGACACCTTGTGCAATTTTCTTGGCGTTTTGTGCAATTTTTCAACATTTATTGAAATTTTATTTTGAAAATTCAAATAAATGTTATATCTTCGCATCCAGAAACAACAAAGAACCCTTAAACCCGAAAGCAATGACAAAGCAAGAATTTGAAACCCGCACCCTCGTTAAGGTCTCCGACCTTGAGTTCACCTGCATCGAAGGCGTCTATATGTGCTCAGACGTCGACAAGGACACCTTCTGCAAGCTCTGGGTGAAAATGAACCCCACCCGCGTGGAAATCGCCAAGGCCCGCATCGAGGCCGAGCGCAACGCCCAGCGGACCCGCGACCTCCTTTGGAGCATCGTGAACTACGGCTACACTCAGGCCGAGTATGAGGCCGACGCCTGCGACCTTCTGGACATGGACCAGCGCGACGCCTGCCGCAAGGTCGGCATCGACCTCTTCGACTACACCCACCCGAAGTTCTGCAAGAGTGTCTCGGACATCTGCGGCGAAGTGAACAAGTACCTGTTCAAGTAGTGAACAAGTAACGAACAAGTAAAACCGGGGGCTCCGGCCCCCTCAACCCTTTCACCCTATGAGAACAATTGCAGACTACAAACTCGAACTGACGCCCGGACGCGACGACGTCCTCCTCACCGTCACCATCACCCCCGGCATCACCCTCTCCGGCGGCATCAATGTCGCCGAGGCCATCCGCCTCATCCGAAACAACGACGACGAAGACTACACGACCGAAACCCTCCAGATTATCCTCTCCGAAATCTACGAAGACGACGAAGAGACCCTTGCCCTTATTGACACAATCACCTACAAAAGATAAACCCTTTCACCTATGAACTACCTCCGCAAGTACGACGGCCGCACCAATGCGGTCGTGGAAGAGCGCCAGCTGACAATCAGCCGCACCGACTTCATCGAGGCCATCGAGGTCCTCTGGCCTGCTGCCCGCTTCGAGTACAACGACGAGCTCGTCCGCGTCTCCGTCTGGCCCACCATCGCCAGCTCACTCCTCACCCGTCCCCGATACATCTTTGAACTCTCCTAACCATGAGCAAGAAATCAAGATCGTGCCGCCCTTCCTACGACACCTGCGGCAACTGCAAGCACTTCCGCAAGAAGAAGGTCACGGACCGCGACGGCACCGTCCTCGCGCTTGGCTACTGCCACGCCATCTGGACGGAGCCTTACCGACACCCAGACCTCCCGCCCTGCAAGAAGTGGAGCGCAAAACCTGACAAGATATGAGCAAGAAACCCCTCAAGTACTACTCCTGCCTGGAGCAACACAAGAACGGCTCCTGGTGGTATCACATGAAGACCTTCCGCCACGCCGTTGAGGCCATCGGCTGGTGCCACAACTTCCTCCGCTGGCGCGACTCCGTCCAGACCGTCATCGAGCACGACGAGCCACTCCCTCAGGAGACACTCTGGACCACCGACTTCGAGAACTTCTGCCCGGTGGGTGACTCAAGACCAGCCGCCACCATCAAGGCCTCGCAAATCTTCACCAAAACCTTCAAAAAATCCGAATAATGAAAAAGTACATCCTCACCCACGACACCTTCATCGACGACCTCCGCGACGCTGCCGAGGTCGCTGCAAAGCACAACCGCCCCCTCCTCGCCGAGAACCTCACCAAGCACGCCGAGGAGCTCAGGAACTTCGACATCCACACCGGCTGGACCGACCCCTTCCACGAGGACAACATCTTCCGCCTCGACTGCGGTGACGCCAAGAGCAGCTGGAAACGCTGGCAGGAGCAGGCCTTCGCACTCGCCAAGCAGCACGACGGCCAGCTCTTCACCTACGGCACCATCTCCGACCTCGTGAACCGCATGAACGAGAGCGTCAAGGTCTTCAAGAACGCCCAGCACATCAACATCCCCGACTGGAAGTTCTGCTGGGAGTACGGCGTCCGCCCGGCCGTCGCCATCGGCGAGGGCTGCACCATCGTCTTCCAGCCGGTCCGCGGCTATTACCAGACGGAGGGCTGAGCCATGCAGACGTACAACATCCAGATCCGCGTGGACGTGAACTACCAGCAGGTGGAGTGCAGTGGCAACACCCCCTGCCTGCTGGCAGACCAGATCCGCGACCTCGTCAAGGACTACTTCAAGGAGGAGGAGGACGGCCATGAGTAAGGGCGGAGCAAGACCGGGAGCCGGTCGCCCCAGGACCAAGGCGCCCCACCAGAGTATGACGGTCTCCGTCTCCAAGCTCTGCATCGAGGAGGCCCGCGACCTCAGGGCGCGAGGCGTCAAGGTGAACAAGCTCGTAGAGGCCGCCATCCAGGACGCCTGGGACCGCGAGATCTGGCGGGACTTGTGAGTCTCCGAAAATATCACTACCTTTGCCTCATCATTGTGGTACGCCGGGGAACTTCTCCAGCTACCCGGTGAAAGGGTTCGGGAGCTCGGCAGGGGTGCCGGGCTCCCTTTCTTTTGCAGTTTTTGTCCGCATGTTGTCCGAAAATATCGGACAACTCACTCGGCAGAAACTCGGCAGAGGTCGGCAACTTCTTGAAAATGAGGATATAAAAAAGAAACGTCGGCCTTCACAGGCGGACGCTCTACTAACCACATAATTAATAACACTAATTACTCAGCCAGGAACGCACCCCA